CCAGCAGACGAATGGGACCATCCGCGAGCGAGGAGACCGGGGCGAGCGTCTCGGCGTGGCGCGCTTCGAGATAGTCGACCTCGAATCCCGCGTCCGCAACGGCGGCGCCGGCGCCTGCGGTGGCCGCGCCGATGTTCTCGCCAGCAAGGATGCGCCGCGCCGCTTCGCTCAGCGCGCCGTGTAATTCTTTTGCGCGCGCACGGTCCTCGCCGGAAAGATAGACGTTGCGCGAAGACATGGCGAGGCCGTCGGCCTCGCGCAGAGTCGGCGCGCCGACGATTTCGGTGGCGATGTCGAGATCGCGCGCGAGACGCTTGATCACCAAAAGCTGCTGGTAATCCTTCTCGCCAAAGACCGCGACGTCGGCCTGCGCCTGATTGAGGAGCTTCGTCACCACCGTCGCCACGCCGGAAAAATGCGTCGGCCGAAATCGGTCTTCGAGGTCGGCGGTCGCCGGCCCCTCGAGCACGACTTTCGTCGAAAAGCCTGGGGGATAGATCTCGTCGACCGGTGGCGCGAAGACGAGATCTGCGGCGACGCTGCAAAGCTTCTCGACATCCGCCGCAAGCGTGCGCGGATAGCGGGCGAAATCTTCATTCGGGCCGAACTGCGCCGGATTGACGAAAATCGTGATGACGACGCGGTCCGCCGCCTGACGCGCCGCGTCGACGAGCGACAGATGGCCGGCGTGGAGCGCGCCCATCGTCGGCACAAGGCCGATGCGCTCGCCGGCGGCGCGGCGCGCGCGCACATAGCGGCGCAGTTCGTCGACGGCGCCGACGACAGGCGTTTTTGCATTCATGATCGTCGCCCTGATTGCGGAGCGGAAAGCAGGCTCGATAGATAGTCGACATACGGGCCAGGCAGCGCTTGCGCGCGCGCCGCGGCGATGACCGCCTCGAAATAACCGCGGGGCGCCGCGCCGAGCTCGGGCCGGGCGCCGACATAGGTCAGCGCGAGAACCGAGCCCACCGGTTCACGCAGAATGGGTAAATTTTGCTTCGCGTAAAGACCACGGGCGACGTCTTCGTAGCGATCGAGCGCGGCGACGTCTCCGACCGCGACGTCCCATAGCACGCCGTGAACGCTCGTGCGGCGGTCCGGCGCGACGCTGACAAAGCCCGAAGGCATCAGAATTGTCCTGTAGCCGGCAAGCCGCCCGCGCCCGAGCAGCCGGGACCGGGGGCAGCGACCCGCCATGGCGGCGGCGTCCATGTTGGAGCCATAGGCGAAGTAGAGGGGCACGCGCAAATCCGGGTCGCGAAAAAGACGACGCGTGCTATATCACGACGAACGCGGAAGGGTGGCCGAGTGGTTTAAGGCACCGGTCTTGAAAACCGGCGTGGGGGCGACTCCACCGTGGGTTCGAATCCCACCCCTTCCGCCAACATGCAGCTATAAACTGCTGTATTCTATTGATAATATGAATTTACCCCGGCGACGGTATGACTCTGAGTATTACATTGCGACGGCGCTTGAGCTGATTTCACCCTTTGAGGCGATGCGACGGACAGCATGATGCTGTTGCTTCAACGATGACGCCTTGACCCCGATGCGCGCAGCGCTGGAAATCAGAACGGTCTGCGGCCTCGCCGAGAGGATGAGACCCCGTTGCCCTTGCCCAATAGCTCCATGGCATCCTCGGCAATTTCCTCAGGCTCGTTCTGCCCCTCACCTTCCCCGGCGACAGCAAGCACAGCCCGCATCAGCGCAGTTCCGTCGAGGCTTATCCCGCGATCGGCGGCCATTCGATTGGCGGCCCGGAAGGCTTCGTCGATCAAATCCTGATGCATACCGGCTCCTTCCACGTTTTTCTCAGGTCTCGCCCTCGGATCGAAGCCTGATTGCAGACGCCTTTGGTCAATTAAGGCGCTATGAGCCGAATTGAACCGACAATAGGGTGGCTAGTTTGAATTCCCATCATCCAAATTCCAAAGCCGATCCAGCAGGATTTTCAGATCGGCGTGGCAGCGTTCGATATGCTCTCGAATGACGACTCGGTCATCATGCGTCAGAGTATCCAGCCTGATGTTGAACCACTCGCGCCGGATAGTCTCACGCAGCGATTCTATTCCTCGTATCAGCTTCTCAGCTTCGGTCATCGTATTGGTCCTTGCGGCGCTCGGCCTGCCACGCTTGCCTCGGCGCTATCTGGCCGGCGTCGCCTCTCTAACGACTCTGTCAACTACTTGTCCGCGGTTCAGTGCCGCGGGCTTTTTATGGTTCATCCGCTGGCTTCGAGCCTCGCCCGTCGTCAGCTTTCCGCGCCTCTTCGATCAGGCGCGCAAGCTGCTTCTTTAGGACGGAACCTTGGATCTGACGCCCGTCGTATCCTTCGCGGTCAAGGCGTGCGACGATATCGCCGACCCTTCTGCAATCTCCGGAGCGAGCAAGTTCGAACGCTCGCTCAATTGTTGTCTTGTCGGCATCCATGGCAGTTATGGCTACCTAGCGCCGTTGTATGGGCGTCGATCAGTCATGGCATGCTCGCCCTTTGTTGACGGTTGGGCTATCCTGCACCCCGTAGCTGTTACTGCCGCACGACGAGCACTGAGCATTTTGCGTGGTATACGATGGCGCCACGCCACGAAGTTGCGATATGCGCGACCGGCGACAGCCCGCAGGAAATGGAAAAGGCCAACGCCGCGTTCATCGTTTGCGCTGTGAACTGTCACGAAGATCTGGTTAGCGCGATAGAGACGACGCGCGCTCTTGTTTCGGAGTGCGCAAAGCATGGCTTCGTTGGCGACGCGCCACTCACTGAGCTTTTTACAAACAATGCTCGGATGACTTCCGCGCTCGCCAAAGCTCGCGGAGAAACGCCATGAACACAACGCTCATGCTTTTTGACTACGGCCCAAAACTCGGGTCGTCATTCCCTGAGACTGTCGACGGCTTCACGATCGACGATGCCGTGAGCGACATTCTCTCCGGCGCTCAGCATGGAAGTCTGCGCGCGGTCTACGAAGTGCACGAAGGCGAGCGAACCAAGGACGTTTCCGAGGAAGTCGCCAACCGCATTTGCGCGGCATGGATAGCTGGCCAGTTCGTGTCTGCTGAAGCTCGCGAGTTCATTGACTACATGGGCAGAGAAGTGAAAGAGGCAGCAGAATGAGCACGCATTCATTCCACCCAAAAGGCCAGATCACAACGAGATGGTGGGAGGGCGAAAGCGGCGCTTGCGCATCTCTCGAATTCGACGATTGCCGCATCGACATATTTGCGCGCGATGAAGACAAGATTGAGCAACTTGAGCGCGCGATAATGGCGTTTTCCCATGAAATGGGCCGCAACCCTTTCGAGCCAGTCGCGCAAGCGGAGGCGGCAGAATGAGATCGATAGCGTTCGCGATACTGGCGCTCGCCAGCGTCTACACAAGATTCGAGCACATAAAACGCGGGAACACGAATTTTCCTCTGTTTTATCAGGGACTGGCAGACATTCTCGCTATCGCCGCGCTCGTCTGCGCAATTATGGGGTGGTGACAATGGCAGAACTAGCGAAGATCGAACAGACGCCGGCTCCCGTGATGAGCGAGACGACGGCCCTCATCAGCATGATCGAACGGGCGGCGTCAAATCCCGCTGTCGATATCGACAAAATGGAGCGCCTGCTTGAAATGCAGGAGCGAGTCATCGCGCGGCGTTCAAAGGCGGAGTTTGATGCGGCGCTCGCGATCTTGCAGCCGACGCTGCCGCAAGTCGACCGCAAGGGAAATATCGTCATCCGCGACAAGGCCAACGCGGAGAAGATTATCCAGTCGACGCCTTATGCCCTTTGGGAAGACATCAACACGGCGATTGGTCCGAAGCTCGCCGAGCATGGGTTCGCGCTGTCTTTTCGAACCGGCACGACAACCGAAGGCAAGATCACCGTTACCGCCGTTCTCAGCCACACTGGCGGGCACCGCGAGGAAACGACGATCACGCTGATGCACGACAGCTCGGGCAGCAAGAACAGCGTCCAGGCCGTCGGATCGTCAATCAGCTACGGCAAGCGCTACACCGCCGGCCTGTTGCTCAACATCACAAGCCGGGCGCCGGGTGATGCTGACGACGACGGGACGAAGGCGGGCGCTAACCCTGTCTCTGATGAGCAAGTCGCAAGCCTGCAATCGCTCATCGTCGAGGTTGGCGCAGATATTCCACGGTTCCTGAAATTCTTCAACATCGGCAGGCTTGAAGATCTGCCCGCCGACAAATTCGACGTGGCTGTTCGGAAGCTCAAGGCCAAAGGGGCGCGCAATGACTGACGAAGCCGCAATCATCCAAGGCTCTGACGAATGGCGCGCAATCCGCTGCGGCAAGCTGACGGCGTCGCGCCTTGCCGACGCAGTTGCGCGGACCAAGACAGGCTGGGGCGCGAGCCGCGCTAATCTGATGGCTGAACTTATCGCCGAAAGGCTTACCGGCGTCCCGGCGCAAGGATTTTCGAGCGCCGCGATGCAATGGGGAACCGACACGGAGCCGCAGGCGCGCGCCAACTACGAATTTATGAAGAGCTACGACGTTGTCGAGGTCGGATTCGTCACGCATCCGCTAATTCCGATGAGCGGCGCATCCCCTGACGGGCTGGTCGGCGACATTGGGCTTGTCGAGATCAAGTGCCAAAACACGAGCACCCATATTGACACGCTACTCGGCGGGGCCGTGCCAGGAAAATACGTGACGCAAATCCAGTGGCAGCTTGCCTGCACTGGGCGCGCGTGGTGCGACTTCGTTTCGTTTGATCCGCGCATGCCGGAGAATATGCAGCTATTCGTCAAGCGCGTGACGCGCGACGGCGACCGCATCGCCGAGTTGACCGAGATGGCGCAAGAGTTCCTTGCCGAACTGGACGCCAAGCTTGCGCGCCTGCAGGACGCTTACAGGAGCGCTGCATGAGCCGCGCGCGCAACCGTGACGGGACATTCAAATCGGCTTTTGACGTTGAACTTGAACGTCAAGAGGCGGAATGGAACGCCGAAATAAAAGCCAAGATGGCTGAAGGCATGTCGTTCGACGAAGCGTGGGTTGCGTCGGGCGGGAGCATTATCTCTGACGAAGATCTTCGTCTCGCGAATGCCGTTGAAACTGCATCGCATTGGCTTGCACACAAACTAAGCGGAGGTGGAGCATGAGCGCACCACTTCCTATAGTCGCGAGATACGAAGGCGAGGGCCTATTCCAGGCGCTCGGCCGATCGAAGCGCGCCCGAATGGGAGAGGTCAGTCATAGGTATTCGCTCCCATCGAATTCGAGCTCGCAAGGCCGGACGCTCCATTCGAAATCGGACTCCTCTTCCCGATCGTCGTCATAGCCGCGCAGCGCCATTTCAGGATGGCCGTGCCCGTGGACCGTCCAGCCGAGAGAGGGCTCCGCTTCGCCGCTGCTATCCCAAGGCGACCCTCGCCAGCCGTGCTCTTGATTCATCGCCGTCGTCGCGCCGAGCGCCGGTTCGTCATCGCCGGTCGGCTCAAGCAGCTCGCTTTCGTCCTCGCGGTCGTCGTCAGCGCCCTGTGCCCACAGATATTGCGGAGTTGACGCGTCGCGGCTGCCCACGCTCCCCAGGCTCGACTCATTGTCGCCCACGTCCTCGCATGGCGCATCGTCTTCGGGGGGATTGTCTTCCTCAAGATCGGCGTCGGCGTCGATCTGATCGAGCAGGTTCAAGAACGCCTCCACGGCGTCTGCGAGCGCCTTGCGCATGCCCGGGCGGATTTCAATGAAGAGAGCGGCGGCGGCGGTCATGACTGCACCTCCCGACCGGCGAGAACCGGCGAACGCAGCAACGCAATGGCGAAACGCCCTACCTCTCGCGGTTCGCATCCGCAATTGTATTCAAGCAGCCATTCGATAGCGGCTCGGGCGCCTGCTTTGGTGGTTGGCGGGGTTTCGAGCAGGGCTTCGAGCGCCGCGTCTTCCTCATGGTTGGCGACTGCATGGGCGTTGAGGTCGGATTCCCTGACCTCTCGCCCTTCCTCTCTGGCCAAGACCACATCCGTCAGCTCGCATGTTTGCTCAAAGGCGCACCAAGCGGCTTTGTGCCGCTCGATCGCTGCGAAGATCGGATCCCGTTCCGCAGCAGCTGCATGCGGCAGCGCGCCAAAGACGGCACTGGACGAGCCTGCAGAAAGGAAAAGACGGCGGGAGGGGTTGCGATTGTCTATTCTCATGACCGCGCCCCCCCGATCAATGTCGGCAAGCGCAATTAGGTCGAGCAAGATCGAGTCTGCGACCAGCCTGTCCGTCGTAGCCGTTTCCTTGACGATCTTGCCATTCTTGTCCCACCAGATGTTTCCAATGGAATCAGCAATGCCTTCAAATTGGCCGGAGTGGCACCACGCCAGCGCGCGGGCTTTAACTTTCAATCCAGCGAACGTCCT